ACTTTGGTTTTATCTAACTTCATTACTTCCATTAAACTTTCAATAGTTATATCTGGAGTCTTTTTAATTAAGTCTAATATTCCTTGTTCAATTTTAGAAATAAAATCTTCTTTGCCAAACATTACTTTTTTAGTTTTTACAAGTTCAAAGTTTTCTACACTTTCACCATATTTTGAGAATGTTTCGTAATCTATTAAATCCTTTACTTGCTTGCTAAATTTAAATCCTGCAGGAGCAGTTATAGGTGCGCTTGGTAGTAATATATCACCACCTTCTATTGCTGCTTTACCAATGATTGCACGAACCTCATTAGGTGTTAATTGATTTAATACTTTTGTTGCTACTAATGGGCTTAAAGCACTTAATGAATCTGCAACATTTGAAACCACGTTTTTAATTTCTAATGGTTTTCTACCTATCACTTCTCTTAACTCATCTTTGGTTAAAATTTGTGATAATGTAGCCTCACTAAAACTTGGCATAATAGGTTCAAGTTGCTTGATTCTTAACTTGCCTTTTACTGGTGCAAAAATATTAAATATTTGTTCTTGAACTTCTTGTCTTGGTGCTACATAAGTATTTGTAAACAGGTTAAAAGCATCTATCATTTCTGCTCTGCCACCTAATTGACCTGCTACTCTTACACCGAATATCATTGGTGAAGTAACTTTATGTCCTACAAATATTTCTTGTTGTATTGTATCATTTAAAGCAGTGTATTTATCTGCAAAATCTCCTGCGCTTAGATCGTTTATTATTGCTACTCTGTCCTTATCATCTGCAAAGTCTACAACTATCGAACCTGCGCTATCTGTTGATGTAAATTTGCTCTTTAACTTGCGTTCAGTAGCTTTCATTTCATCATCTGAAGGAATACCATTTACAAAAGTAATCATCTTACTACCTTTAAAACTATTTTGTATTTCTGCTCTATGGTAGTTTGCTACTTCTGCATCGGTTATAATTGCAGGAACTGCCCCAATATAATCAGGTAAAGTATATGTATTTAAATTAGGTCTATAACTCTTGTAATAGTAAATAGATTCTGCTTGTTTTACATTTGGGTCGTAAGCAGGTAAAGTAGTAAACAATGGTGATGTGTTTTCATTTCCACTTTCATCTATCCATTCATCGCTTATATAAAATTCTGAATTATCTTCATTGCTACGAACTGTGCAATAATCAATGTGGTATAACTCCTGCCCTTTCTTTCCTTTTGTACCTACTACCTTAATATAGCAACCACCAAATAATTCATTGTCTAAAATAGTTTTTTTAGCTAAATCGTTTAGTGTTTCGTACTGGTTAGGGTTATCAATAAATGATTGTAGTGCAATAACTTCTTCACCTTGCATTTCTGTTTGGTCAAATTGCCAACCTTTACCACTAATATATAGTTGTTTTGAAGTTACTATTGCGTTATGCTTTGCACTTCTATTAAATAATAGTACAAGGTATTGTGGATAGTTGTTTTCTTCACCATATTTAACCCATACTTTTGACTTTTGCTCCACAAACATTGGAACTTTGTCATTACTAAATCCGATTCTAATAGTTTTATCTGTATATGCCATTTATTGTGGTTGGTAAATTATGTTAGTTTCATCTTGTACATCGTATTCTGTGGTAGTTTGTGCATCTAAAACCACATCAACAACACCAACTTCAACTGTTTTTGTTATATAAGGAACTGCATCTGCTGCTGTTGTAAGCCCACTTGTGTTCGATAATGATGTTTGATATACCTTATAGTTGTAATAGCCCTTAAAACCTAACGTAACTTCGCCATTTAAAGTGTTTGCACTTACCTTTTCAATTATACTAAACTTATTATATCGTGTTTTGTATGCGCTTGTATCTGTACCTATAAAATAATAAGGCACATTCGATGTTTGGTTTGTAAATAAAAACAAATAAATAGGATTTGTAACTGTTGAATTTTCAGTTAAAGTTACTACTACATTGTTCGTGCTATTTTTTAAGAATCTTATCACTAACTATAAATATAAATAATTAAAAAGTTTGCTAAATGTCTTTAAAACAAAAAAACCAACCGAACTTAATCGATTGGCTTTTTGCTATGAAACAATGAAGAATTTTAAACTAACATGTTATACTAACAATGCTGCTATAATTGTAGCATCTACTTCTTGTGAGAATGTTTTTTCCATGCCTGCAAAAGTTAATGAATAACCATTGAACTCATTTAATGCAGCGCCTGAAGTACCTGTTCCACCTGTACATTCCATACCAAATGAACTACCGAATAAGAAGTATTGACCTGATTTCATTTCAACAATTATAGAAGTTCTATTCTTGATAATTTGTTGTAGTTTGAATTGTGTTTCATAAGCCATTTTTAAGAACGTAGCTGCGATAGTTTGCTCATAGCCTACTGTTCCTATTTTAGGGTCAGTGTTAATGTTATTAGTTGTACTATTTGCGCCTCTTGGCTCTAAAGCATAAGTAAAATATTTTTTACCTGCTGACTTTGTTATTGCTGTTACAAAACCACTTGCATTTTCAGTTACTGCTGTAATGTTTGCTTGTTCGGTTATGTATAAATTTTTGATTCCACCAACTGTATCTTTACAGTCAAGTGCATATCCTGCTACTATTGCGCATGCCATGATTTTAAATTGGGTTTTAAAAAGGGTAGCAACTATTAGCTACTACCCTTTTGTGAATTAAACTGTGAATTTAACGATTTCTTGAACTTGTGAAACCTGAACACCTAATTTAGTTCTGTATTTAAATCTAACTAAATCGAAGTCTTCTGAATACCAGAATTTGAAGTCTTCTTGTTCGTTTTCTAAATCAACACCCAAGAACATATTGCTATCTCTTAAAGCATAGATTGCGTTTACACCTGTTAAGCCCGGAGTTGAAACAATATTCACGTTTGTTCCGTGAATCTTCATTTGTCCTAAAGCGTTATCAGTAGGAATGAAATTGTAAAGATTTGCGTTTGTTAAAGCAGTTTGGTATAATCTGAAAGTACCTACACCCATGTAAACATTTAAATCAGGCTTGTCTAAAATCTCAACAGGAATTGCTGCGTAGATTGCTTGAACTACTGATATAATGTTTGCTGCTGTGATTGCTGTAACCGCAGTTGCAATAAATGCTGTTGCGTTTGCTTGTACTGTTCCTGATGCTGCATTGATAATTTTTACTAATCCATCAAATTGTTTCAATTGAGAATTCCAAGAAGCAGTATCACCTTGCCAAATTGCAGTTTCTACGTTTTCTTTAGTTGTACCTAAAATAGTTTCTACGAATGCTGCATCAATACCACCCGGTAATGCATCATAGTTAGAACCCGGTGATAACAATAATTGTGTGTATTTAGTTTCTAAATCATTAATACACCATTCTTTGTTTACTTTGATACGACCTACTGTTAATACACGAGCAGAAATAGTTGTGTCACCTGAAGCAGTAAAGCCACAAGCATCACCATTTTGCCAAATTAAAGAGTCAGTTAATGCAGGAACTTGAATCGTTGATTTTACTCCTGTTAAGATTTGCATTCTTGATGCAGTTTTAGGTTCGAAGAACGAACGATGTAATAATACATTTTCGTTGGTTTTAGTGTATGCCGATAAGGCTGTTACGTTAAATGCCATTTTGTTTAGTTTTTGTTTTTAGTTATTTGTTTTGTAATTTTTTGAATTCTGCGATACGTTCAATAGTTGACATTGTACGTTCTTTTTTACTGAATGTTGAGTTAGTTGGCTTTGCTGCTACTACTATTGGCTCTGCTGCAATTTCTTCTACTATTGCGTTTATTGCTGCAAATTTAGCTGTGTTGCTTTCTGAAATAGATGCAAACTTGCTTTCTACTGCGCTAAACATTTCTGACATCTTTGTTTCCATTGCTGTCATCTTTGCTTCACAAGCCATTAGTCTTTCTTCTAATTTGCTCATGTCAGGTGCTACTGCTAATTCAACTTCAACTTCAACTTCTTTTTTAGGTTCGATTGAAGTTACTAATCCACCTACTGTGGTTACTATTGTGCCATCTTCTAATTCATGTGCAGCATCAGGTGCAGGCATTTGGTTTCCATCTTCAGCAACTACCATTATTGCAGTTCCTTCAGCTAATTCACCATCCCACATTACTTCTGTGCCATCTGCTAATTTTGCGCTATTGAATTTCTCAACTTTTGCAAAATCCATTTTTAATAAATTGCCAATTTGCATTATTGCTTCTTTGGCTGTTAATTTAGGTTTATTCATTTATGTTTTTGATTATATTAATTATATCCTCTATTATTCCTTGTGGCTTCTCATCTATCTTTACTGTGTTAAAAATTCCCTCAACACTAAAACCTTTAAATTCTCCTGACTTTATAAAATCATTCCAAACTTCATCGTTATCTATTTTGTAAGAACCGAACCACGAACCATCTGTTAAGTTATATCCTGTTGGTGCGTTTATACCTCTTGCCTCATCAATTAAAAACGATTCAATCATATATACACCATCAATCATTTTATTACTGTCGTGCATTTCATTTACAAGATTTGATTTACCTTGCTTAAAGAATTTGTTTCTTAAATTATAAATGTCTTCTTTTTGAAATACACCATAATATTCACCCTCTTCCGTTCTGCGATAGATTGGCAATTCTGCCACCATTAAAGGTCCAGATATAATACGTTTTTCAGTGTTTGCTTTAAACTTGTATTGATTAGAACTAAATGCTTGCCAATTCATTTCTATTGCAGGAGAATCAACAAACGCAACTGCTTCCAATTGTGCTTCGTCATCTTCTAATACTATGAATCTGTAAATAGGTAATTTGTCCATTCTTTAATAAATATAAATTATTTTACTATTTGCTTTTTAGAATTATTTGATTGTTGCCTTGCGTATAATTCCCTTAACTTTATCTTGTGTCGCTGTTATATCAGTTTCAACTACTATTACTTTGCCAGTAGGATTAGTATTATTAATATCCATTGGTTTGTTTTGATTAAGCATAGTACCGTTTACTGACTGTGGTATTCTCGGTGCTGTTGGTGCTACTCCACCACCGCCACCGCCACCACTTGTATTTGGTACTGGTGTATCAATAATACTTTTAACTGCTGCAAATCCTGTTAATCCAATTCCTATTGCTGATGCAATTGCTAATGGTGTATTAGCTGCATTTGCTTCTAATGTTTTTGCTATTGCAGTATACGTTGAAATTGTTGCTGCTGCTATTGCTAATGCTTTTCCTTCAACTGTGTTTTTACCAACTAATCCACTAATTGTATTTAAAGATGCAGCATAAGAATCGAATAATGCTAATCGTGCATCCTTTTCTTTTTTCGCTATTGCTATTTTTGCATCTGATGTTTCCTTATCAGATAGTAAACCTTTTTGGTTTAACTCATCAAGTGCTGCATACCTTTCTTCTGCGCTTAATACTTCATCTTTTGCAATTTCATTTAAGTCGTTAATATGTGATGCTTTTTGTTCTTGGTCTGCTAATATATTTGATGCTTTCCTTTTTCTATCATCTTCTATTCTCTTTTTTTCTTTGTCATCATATTCTTTTGCTCTTTCTAAATTATCTTTATCAAATGCATCTTTTTTAGCTTTTGCAACTTCATCTTCTTTTTTCTTCTTATCAGCAGCCTCTTTATCTTTTGTTGCTTTATCTTCATAAAATTTAGTTTCTTTATCAAGCCTTGTTTTAGTTACACCTGCTTCAAAAATTAAATATTCATTATCAATAGATTTTTTATTTTTCACTAATTCATCATGTGCTTTTTGCTCATCATCATTAATCCATAATTGTTTATCTAATTGCTCTTGACTTATTCTAACTGCTTCTCTCGCTGAATTTCTTTTATCTTCTATTTTTCCACGTTCTAATTCTGTTGTATTTCTTCCTGCTGCTTTTGCAATTGCTATTTCTAAATCATATTGCTCATTTAGTTTATCTTGCGTATCATTAATAGCTTTTATTTGTCTTTTTGATGATGCTTCTGATGCTGTTGCCATTGCATAAAATGCAGTAGCAACTGCTGCAATAGCTATAATTAAACCACCTAATCCTGTTGCCATTATACTTGCTTTCATTGATGCAAACGTAGCAATAGAAGTAGTTCGTAAAAGTACAAATGCATCTTTCATTCCTAATAAACCATTTAAGCCAGTAGCTAATGCAATTGCCCCTTGTGTCTGTGCGATAGTTTTGTTTAAGTCTTCATTCTCACTGCCCATTAAAGCCATTGCACCTTGCATAGCACTAAAACCATTGGCTGCTATACCTACTGCGCCTGCTAATGCTTGAAACTTTGCTTCAGGATTAAATGCGTTAACTGTGTTTTTTATATCACCAATTCTATCTTTTAATTCACCTGCTTTTTGTGCTGCTTTTATAAATGCCTCACTACCTTGTTCAAGTGTGCCAAGTTCATTTGTTACTGCTCTTAATTCAGCCTTTAAACTTTTAACCGAACCTACTGAACTGCCTACTTTTACTTCGGTGTCAAATATTATTTTCTCGTTTGCCATTATTGTATAATTGGATGTAATCTGTATTCTAATTCTATTAACATTTGACTGTTACCTGCTGCTCCTAAATTCCCTGCTGTATGTATTTGAACTGCTAATTCTTTAAAAGGTAAATCGTTTATGTTTATACCTCTTTGTTTTGTTGCTACGTTTGATGCTGTTATACCATTGTCAAATTCTAATAAGTGTGTGCCATCGCCATTGTATTGTAAGTGTAATTTTTTATTATTATAGCCAGTTGGTGTTGCTGTTGTTCCAAAGAATACTGTTATATAAGCATCATAAATCTCTGTCCAATATCCTGTTTGTATAGGTAATATTTCAATCGGTGTTGAATTTAAGTTATTTAATTCTGCAACTGTCAATATGTGAGTAGCAAGTAATGGTTGGTCAATGTTGTTTATAACTGTTTCGCCTTCTCTTACACTTTCATAATCATTTGTGCCGATGTAAGTTCCACCATTGTTTATAATAGTATTATCTGAACCACCTAATATATTTACTTGGTTTGCGTTTACAAAGTTACCTGTTGAGTTTACTATTTGTTCGTACCCTTGTATAGTATTATCACTACCTTGACCTATTACATCAACTCCTTTTGGGTACTGTGTGCCATTCCTTGTTACGTTTTGTGCATATGCAGAACCCTCACCACCACCACCGCCATTAGTTACTAAATTGTAAGGCACGAATACTGGTGCAACTGCAAGTTTTAAGAATGTTAGTTTTGCAGGGTCTTGACTATTTGCATCAAATTCTATTTCATAAAGTCTGTAAAATTGTTTGTCTATAAAATAGCTATTTCTAAATGATAGCTTGTTTATTTCAACTTCACTTAACTTAACATAAAATGTAACTAATTTAGAATCCTTATTAGTGATTTCTTCTATTCCTTTTTTGTGATATAAGTTGTAAAGTGTTGATGAACTTTGTTTTGTTTCGTATCCGTTTTTATAATTTATTTTTTTAGGAATATCAAAGTTTATATCAAATGTAGGTGCTAAAACATTATCGTAGTGACCTACATAAGCATAAGAATCAAAATAATGAAATGTGCCATTAGGGTCAAGATAATGGAAGTAATTACTACCCATAGATGCACTTAAACCACCTGCTACTAATAGCCTTAATTTTGATGTGCTATCTATTGATTCACCATTTGAGTTCTTAAATATTATTTGGCTAAAAACTACTTTTGGATTATTCCTTGCAAACCCTAATGGTGTGGGTGCGAATATTACTTCTGTTTTATAAGTTTCTGTTATAAAATCATTAAGTATAGGTTCTACTTTTGTTCCATAAGGATATGCATATTGACTTTGATGAATTACGTTTAGTTCATCTTTATCTTCTGCCATAGCAAATGTATATTCTTTGTACTTACTTGCACCTAATGGCTTTACTTCAACACCTCTACTTACATCAATCTTATTAGTTAAGTCTACTGTATCACTTGTAAAATATACATCCCTTGTTTCAATTTTTAGTTTCTTTGCATCTAATTCATCAACTGATACATACAAGTTAAACATTTTAATTATTGATGCTAAAAAGTCTGCTTGTTTAATGTCAGAAGGTAAACAGTTAGCAAGTTTCATTGTTTCTCCTATCGTAATATTAGGGTCAGGAATTGAGAAAAAAGCAGAATCAGTTAATAAAGAATATTCCCAACCTGAATAACCTTGTGTTTCCATTTCGGTTGTTATAACATCTCCTGCCTCACACCAAATTGAATTAGGCATTGAGAATAATTCATTTATAGTAAAATCAGATGTTCCTGCATAATATGTTGGAAAAAATTGTGCTATTAAGGTAGTTGTAACACCCCTTGTTCTATATATTTTAAAATTATTTACGAGTAACAAACTTGAACCTAATTGATGTAGGCGCATATTAATATTTAAAGCAAATTGGTATCTATTATTTGTTTGAACTGTAAATTTATAAGTTGTAGGGTCATATCCAGCAGGAATTGATTGTATTCCTATATTGTTAAAAGGCAAATCAGTAACAATATTAGTTATTGATGCAAATGAACTATCAGTTATCCTATCACCTTTAAATGTTCTGTCAGTTACTTGTTGAGTAGTTAATAATAGTTTGTCTTGTGTTGTTGGAACTACTAATTTATTAAATATTCCACTTGTTAAAAATAGTGATGCGTACCTATAACCTGCATCCTTAAATATTGCATCTATAATTGTTCCTGCGAATATTTGTGGTTTTTGGTCTAAAGTATAAAATCCTTTTTGGTCGTTACTAAAACCTTTATCAATTAATCCATAATAATAGCCTCTTGTTGCGCTTGGTGTCCAACTTGCTTGAATGTTTGTAAAGTTCCAAGTATGGTCATATGCAGACAAATCAAGTTCATTTAATTTCTTTTCGCCCAAGTCTTGGAATAGGTTTGCAGTTCTACCAATTATTATTACCTCGTATTCTATTTCTTGTTCATCTGTTATACTTACATTTGTTAGTTGCAAGTACCCTTGAATCATTGCTATGCCATTTTTATAAAGTATTGCATCTGCTTTTAAGTTTGGGTTAAAGTCTGGTGCAAAGTTATACGTATTAGTGTTTTCAGTTGTACGTGCTAAATTAAATATATTACTAAATATATCATTGTTGTTATGAGTGCCGGGCAAAGTAATAGTTTTACTAAAATCACTTTTGCGTTCAGCTATGTTCTGGATGTCAATTATACTCTTGTTAATTGGCAATGGCACATTGTCGTATAAGTCTAATTCATACTCAACTATGTTTGCTCCTGCTACTTGGTTTATTACTAATCTGTTTTGGTTCATTATAGCGATTGTCTGTATCTTGAGTAAGTGTATTCTATGTCAAATGTTACATTAAACATCTTTCTATCGGTTAAGTATGTTTTTATTTCATAACTTGTGTTGGTTATGTTTACTACTACAAATTCTGTTGCGCTTCTTTCAAGATATATTACAGGTGATGTGGCTAATTCTTCAAGTAATGTGCTTTCTGCTTCTGTTATCCAATCACTATTAATACTTATTTTGTCGTTTATTGTAGTATTGTAGTTAGTTTTTAACCTATCTTGTTTACTGTAACCTATTGGCAATGGTGCTTTGAATTGTTTTCTTTCGATGTCCATTGCGTTTATAGTGTTTTTATTGAAGTTAAACGAGTCAAATCCACCAAGTTTATTCATCCAATGTAGTCTTACTGTTGGGTATTGGCTGCATTCTGTGTTTAAACTGAATGTTCTTGATGCTAAAACGTTGTTTGTTGCACCTAATAACTGAACTTTATAAGTATTTGTTAGTGCATAACCTGCACCTGTTATTGCATCCTGTGCATATTTACCTGCTCTTGTGCTGAATAAATGTTCTTTTGCAGTTAATGAAATAGCTACATCATAATTATCATTAATTGAATCAACATATCTAATCTTTTTAACTGCTGCATTTGGGTCAAACCAATATAAGAACTTTTCTTGATTGCTTTCAATTCTTTCCGTACTTCCTGCATTTGACAAGTAACCGAATCCACTTACATTTAAATTATTGTAGGCAGTTGGTGTAAAGTCTTCAAAATCAAATATTCCGTTACCTGCAAAATTATAACTCGCTGCACTTGGTGTTGTTGGGTTACTTGCTAATACACCACTTAATGTAGGTATTCCACTCACATCGTACAACTCTCTAAACTGCAAAAAATATTTAAGTCTTGAATTAGTATTAGTTCCGAATACTGGTGTCACATTATTAAAGTCATAGCTAACATAGTTTTTAAGCACATTACCGACATCAAATGTTAATTGTGCTGAACTTGGTTGTACTGGATATTTTAACCTCGCTAATGGATTGTTTGTGCCACTTGTTTG